AGGCCCAAAACAATCGCTGCGGCGCAAGGCCTGACGAACACGCTCGTAAGTGGTTTCTCTGGCGCAATAAACTCTGTTAACGGGTTTGGCGATGCATGGAGACAGCTTGTTGCAGACTTCACGGGGCAGTCGTTTGGCATAACCTCGCTGAATGAATTTGATGAGGAAATCGAAAGGCTAGAAGTTCGGCTTGAATCGTTTACAGATGGTTGGCGCTCATTCTTGGGCGACGGCGAAGATATTGAGCGAGTCAAGAATCAGCTTGCTGATGTGATCGAGCAGCGCAGAGCGTTTGCGGAGTTCATGTCTGAGCAGGAGGACTTTGGAGGGAATGACAGACTCGCGCAGTTCAAGGTGGGCGGCTCCCCTGAAGAGCCTGGAGGCCCACAGCTCACAGACTTTTCAAAGAAATACGACAAGGTGCGCGCAGAGAATGACCGGCTTATTGCCGATCTAAGGGCAGATGACGAGCGGCGTTTCCAAAACGTCCAAGCATTCCTCATGACAGAGAATGAGGCGCTCACGGCTGCTTACGAGGAGCGGCGCAGGATCATTCTAGATAGCGTAACGGCTACCGAAGAAGAAAAGAACGAGGCCATGCGTCGCCTCACTGAGAAATACTACGATGATATTCTTCCAGAGATTGAGGTTAAGGCTAGGCGTGTTCAGAAAAGCATCAAAGAAAATGCAGAGAGTCAGGCAGAAGCCTTTGACCGCATCTTTGGCGCGGGTGCACTGACTCAGTTGTTCTCCGATCTTGACCGACTAGAGGAGAGGTTTAAGGCACTGCTGGTTAACATCGCCGCACAGGCTGCGCAGGCGGGCATTGCAAGTCTGTTTAACGGCGGCACATTCGGTGGTGGTGTTTCTGGCTTCTTTGGCGGTCTGTTCGGTGGTGCCAGGGCGAACGGTGGCCCCGTGTCGCCGACTTCAGCTTACATGGTTGGGGAGCGCGGCCCTGAGATGTTTGTACCTAATACGTCCGGGAATATTGTTCCCGCGCATCAATCCTCATCAATGGGTTCTGGTGTGACCAGTGTTGTTGCCGCTCTGGGCGACAATGAGATCGAAAAGTGGCTGGGCGGCAAATCTGGCGAGCGCATTGTTCTGGCACACATCAGACGCAATCAATCTACGGTCAAGGCTTTAGCAGCAGCATGACACGCCGAATATGGCCGTTTGTTCCCCGGCAGACCATTAATGAGGGCTTGGAGTGGGCGACAGATGTATTCATGGCGAAAGCGTCAGAGCAGCGTATAGCACTTAGAACGCGCCCCAGGCGGTCTTTCCAGTTCACCCATTACCTCAATGACCACGACGCAAGCTACGCACGCACGTTAATCAGAAACGCGCAGGGCGAAGATGGCTTTTGGGTTCCCGACTGGACGCAAGCAGCTACTGTCTCGTCTATAACGGCTGGCTCAGGTGTTGCCATCGCAACAGACCTTTCCGCAGTGCAGTACGGAGATTACGCTCTTATATGGGAATCTGTGTATAAAAACGAAGTCGTAAGCGTTACACAGGGAAGCCCTGAGAACGTCCTGACAGGCGATGTGGTGGCTAGTTACACAAACCCCTATATCATGCCGGTATGGATGGGAGATTGCCCTGAAGGGCTCTCAGTGGAGCGCCAGCCGAAGAATATAAACAGCGCGGCAATCAGTTTTATCCTTTCTGACGATTACGACATATCTGCTTCGTCTTATCCATCATATCGGAGCAATGACCTGATGACGGATGTTCCGGTTATCTCGTCGGGTACTTTTACGGAAACCGAAGCGTTCCCTGTTTCTAGTTTCGGTAGTTCGGCAGGTGATTTTGAATACATACGCAGCCGGGACTACATCGGCTATACGTTCCAAATGCGGTGGCACACCCTTACAGGTTCTGAGCTTTATGCTTTAAGACAGTGGCTGCACTCAAGGAAGGGGCGGCAAAAAGCGTTCTGGCTATCTACATCAGCAAAAGACCTGGAATGCTCATCTATTTCGGGAACTACTGTCACGGTATTTAATGACATCCTAGCCAGACCATCTGGATATGACATAGAGATTTATTCAGGTGGCACCAAATACCAGCGACAAGTGACTGGGGTTTCGGCAGGCACAGATGTCGGCGGCAGGCCCACGGTTGACCTAACCATAAATTCCAGCGTGCCCGTTAGTGATGCAGAAAGGATTTCTTGTCTGATTTGCTCAAGGCTTGACTCGGACCGCATAGAAATCACCCATGAAAACGGCGCTGGCGCAGTGATCGCTGTTCCGTGTAGAGAGGTGCCTATTCCATGACCTATGCCGCATCGGAAGCATCTATCCAAGACGGAACTCCCGTTTACAAGTTCTACTTCGTCACAGGCTCTAGTGAGTATCGCTACACATCTGCCTCCTATTTCATATCGGACAGTGACGGCACATGGACGCCAGCACCTATAACGGCCTCCAATATTCAGCAGTCCAACGAAATATCCAAGAACGGGATACGGATCAGCCTTCCTAGGACCAACACGCTGGCGCAACTATTCCTTGGCAGTGTTCCCGAGGAGACGATGTCAGTCACCATATACAGAGCGCACGATCCTTCCGATTTTTCCGCAGCTCAAGTGTATTGGCGGGGCCGAGTGGCGTCATCTAAAGCTTCAGGCGACACGGTTGAGATTGATTGTGAGGATATTTTCACAAGCATGAGGCGTCCAGGGAATAGGGCGAGGTATCAGAAGGGGTGTAGACACGCGCTGTACTCTACGGCTTGTGGAGTTGATCCTCTTGACCATGACATAGAAGGAACCATAACGGCGGCTTCCGGGTTTACGGTTACTGTTACTGGGCTTGGTTCAATCGCAGATGATCATCTGGTTGGCGGGATTATTCAGCTAGCTAGTGGCGTCAGAAGGTCCATCACTGGTCAGAGTGGAACGGTTCTCACTTTGTATCGGCCCTTTAATGATCTTGTTATAGGCGCTGGGGTTTCTGCGACTGTATTCCCTGGCTGTAAACATAACCCATCTGATTGTTTGACCAAGTTCAGCAATATAGAGAACTACGGCGGATTCCCCTACATTCCCGATAAGAATCCATTTGCTAACTCAGTGAACGGGAGCATTGCGTAATGTGGCAATTCTTGGCGACTGTAGCCATAAACCTCATCGTTTCGTATGTCCTTCGGCCTAAGCCCCAAACGCAGCCGCCCGCTGGTCTTTCAGAGATTAAAGTTACCACCGCTGAAGATGGCAAGGAGCTTGGCGTCTTGTTTGGTTGTCGATACGTCCACGGAAACACGGTCTGGTGGGGGGATTTACGAACCACCGCAATCAAGGTCAAGGGCGGCAAGAAGTGAGGATTACCATGCGGGATATTCGCGCCTGCAATATGTGTTCGCGGGGTGCTCGTAAGTTCTTCGAACGGCACGGCCTTGACTGGAATGATTTTCTACAGAACGGCGTGGAGTGCGAGACAATAGAAAAGACAGGTGACGCAATGGGGCTAAGGGTGGTGGCGCATGTCCGCAGGAAGTAAAAAGCAAACAGTAGGCTATAAATACTACCTTGGCGCGCATATTGGATTGTGCCACGGTCCCGTTGATTTGATTTCAGAGATTCAGGTAGACCAACGCGTAGCGTGGACAGGCTCTGCGACTGGCGGACCTATAACTATTGACGCGCCTGCTTTGTTTGGTGGAGAGAAGCGCGAGGGAGGGGTATCTGGAACAGTTGATGTTGAGATGGGGGCGTCTGACCAGACGCAGAACGCGTACTTACAAACACAACTAGGCACAGATATTCCGGCTTTCCGTGGCGTTGCTGCCGTAGTTCTTAACCAATGCTACATGGGCAATAACCCATACATGAAGCCTTGGAAGTTCCTTACAAGCCGAATTGATGTAACGTCTGATGGCTCTGAGCAGTGGTACGTCTCCAAGGCCCCTATTGTACGGAATGCTGCCTCAGACACTGTGGACCCTCTCACAGAATTAATGAAGACTTACAGTTATTATTGGCCCCTGGATGATGCTGACAGGGGGCCTGTGGTACCCGCGCTATTCTACAAAGCCTCTGGTCTTCTTTATAACATGTCATCATCTGTTAACGAGGGCAGTGCGTGGGATTCTGGTTCGTGGGGGCAGACCGGCCCACTTTCTCTATCTCCCTTCAGCTTTTGTACGGAAAGGACGGGGCTTCAGCACTCTTTTAATTCTACACAGCAAACTATTCTAGAAAACGTAAAACCTGAACAAGATATTCGGGGGTTCTATCACACTGCAATTTTGGTCGGTGGGTCCGATCATTCATACACTATTGATGTTAGTCAAGACTGGGATTATCAGTTCAGCCCAACAAACAGTCAGACTAGATCAAAAAACCCTCGTCTAGGCGTTGATGTGAATCACAACTCTGGTGAGGTTACGTTTAGCGCGGCCTTTGGTGGCGGTACTCCGTCCTCCACTGTTTCATATGACAACACTCTCCCCGTTATCGTTGTGACCGTTTTTTTCCCAGCCCCTCTGTATACGGCCACAAATTTTGATTACATCTTTTTAGGCTATGTAAACGACGCGCCAGAAACTTCAGTTTCAATATCAGACGTGCCAGCGGCCGCGACAGTGACCTTCAACCAACATGGCTGGATGTACCCCTTCAGGAACGGAACAGCGACATGGCTAGGGTTGGGCATAGACTACGGCGGCGCTAATAAACACGACGACGTTTGGGCGGTTATCTCGGAGGGAAACTGCCAAGCAGACGATAGCTGCAAAGACATGAACCCCGCGCACATAATCCGTGAGTGTTTGACTGATTCATCATGGGGGATGGGGTATACCGATTCCGACATAGACTCCACATCTTTTACTTCTGCCGCTGACACCCTGTACGAAGAAAAGCTGGGTATGTCGATTCTGTGGGAGCGCGAGCAGCCTATTGAAGATTTTATAGGCGAGGTTCTACGGCATATAGATGGTGTTTTGTACGTTTCTCGCGAGACGGGCAAGTTCATTCTTGTGCTTATTCGGGAGGCGTCATCTTCTGTCACGCTAGATGAGACAAATATATCTAATGTTGCAAATGTGAGAACGCCAACAATCTCTGAACTCACTAACGCTGTGAGCGTCGTTTACTGGAACGCTCAGACTGACGAGGATGCTTCGCTCACTTTACACAATGAGGCGCTGAGACAGATTCAGGGCGTTGAAATATCTACAACTATTCAATACCCCGGCTTTACCAGTCGGAACGTCGCCAGGAGGATTGCGGAGCGTGATTTAAAGGCGCTATCCACTCCGGTAATGTCCTGTGAAGTTACGGCCAGCAGGGCTGCTGCTGAGTTAAATATTGGCGATGTCTTCACCCTTGACTGGCCCGACCTTGGCATCAGCTCAACTCTCATGCGAGTAAACGAGATTGATTATGGAGACGGCATTGATAACTCTATAAAAATTACCGCCGTGCAGGATGTTTTCTCGACGCCAGCAGTCTCAAACTCTGTGGAAATAGAGGAGACATGGATCGACCCAACAGTAGCGGAACCACAGGACGCTATTGCCAGGGTGGTTGATGAGACCCCGTACTATCTCCTTGTCAGTGAGGTCGGAGAGAATGACGCCAATACAATCCTCACGGATGATGCGGACGCTGGGTTTTTACTGGTTTCAGGTGGACGGCAGGGTAATGAAATCAACGGCAGTGTTTATGTGGATGCAGGGGCGGGTTATGTAGAATCTGAGTCCTTAGACTTTCACCCATACGCGCTCATCTCCACAGCCCTCTCTGAGACCGATACGGTAATAGCGATTGAGGGTGGGAAAGACTTA